GGCAGCTCCAGCGGTGGCTCCTGTTCCGGCAGTGCAGCCTGCTCCTGAAGTGTTAGCGCCAGCAGTACCGGCAGCGGCTCCAGCGGCAGCTCCTGTTCCTGCAGGCCCTGTCATGACCGCCAAGGCTAGTGGCCAACCGTACGAAAGCTTCACGGCTGCAGGTTGGACACATGAGCAGCTAGTCCAACACGGCTACGTGGCGGGCTAAGCGATGATGGTACCTCCTCCACCTCCGCAAGATGCGACAGAGCTGCCCTACGGGACCCGCCTGAATGCGGGGATGGGGGGAAGTACCGTCCTTGCCGACATGGACTTCGAAACGTATAGCGAAGCGGGCTATACGTGGACGGGGGCCAAGTGGCAAAACGCAGGCCGTTTCGGCGGTCTAACGGAAGTCGGCGTTCAGGTGTACGCAGAACATGAGTCCACAGATGTCCTCATGTTGGCTTATGACCTGAAAGATGGCAAAGGGCCTCGTCTCTGGACGCCAGACCTTCCGAACCCAACAGATCTCTTCGAGCACCTGCAGAAAGGGTTACTCGTCGAGGCGTTCAACTCCACATTCGAAGAACGTATATGGAATTTCGTGTGTACTAGAAAGTACGGGTGGCCGTTACTGAACCCAGCTCAGTTACGATGCGCTGCCGCAAAGAGCCGAGCGTTCTGCTTACCGCCGAACCTAGACAACGCAGTGAAAGCTGCAGGCGGTACAGCTCTTAAAGATGCTGAGGGCAAGAAGTTAATCAGGCACTTCTGCATGCCTCGCAAACCAACTAAGAATAAGCCGATGGCACGACACTTCATCGAAGCCGATCCTAAAGGGCAAGCGATGAAAGACTACTGCGTACAGGATATTGCAGCTGAAGCCGCCCTGTCTGCTAAAGTACCGGATCTCGACCCGTTCGAGCAGAAGTACTGGGAAGTAGACCAGGAGTGCAACCGCATGGGCGTATACCTCGACGTAGAAGCGATTGACGCCAGCATGTACCTGCTCGGCATAGCGCAAGAGCGAGGGGCGGCCAAACTACGCGAGCTGACAGGCGGTGAGATCAACTCCGTAAGCCAGAACGTGGCGTTAGTCAGATGGCTTAATGGGCACGGTGTAGCCACAAGTAGCGTCAACGAGCCAAGCGTTACGGCAATGCTCGGTTCAGGTACCTTGCCGGACGTATGCCGTAAGGTCCTCGAGATCAAGCAAGAGCTTGGGTCTGCGTCAGTTAAAAAAGTGTACTCTATGAAGAACCAGTGTACGAAAGTCGGCCGTCTACACGATCAGTTCCAGTACTGGGGCGCTCGTACCGGCCGCGATTCCAGCAGAGGCGTACAGTTGCAGAACATGCCTAACAGCGGGCCTGACGTGAAGCGATGCGATTGCGGGGTGTTCTTCTCCACAGAGATCCACCGCTGCCCCCACTGTAAGGCAGACGCCAGCTTCAGCTCAACTGAGGAGTGGGGCGACGAGGCTATGGAATTCGCGATCCAGACAATTAAAGACGGTACGGTAGGTCAGTACTTCGGAGACATCAGTAAAGTACTGCCGGGCTGCCTACGTGGGTTCATCATGAGCGCACCGGGCCACGACTTCATCTGTTCGGATTACTCGTCTATTGAAGCCGTAGTAGCCGCCTGCCTCGCTGACGAGACGTGGCGTATCGAGGCGTTCAGGCAGAAGCGGGACATCTACCTGCTGTCAGCGAGTAAACTGACTGGCACTCCGTACGAGGCGTACCTGCAGTATAAGGCCGACACCGGCAACCACCACCCGGATCGTAGGAAGCTCGGTAAGGTCGGTGAGCTGGCATCAGGCTACCAGGGCTGGCTGGGTGCGTGGAAGCAGTTCGGGGCAGACAAACTGTTCGACAACGATTATGAAATTAAACAAAAGATCCTCGCTTGGAGAGACGCTTCGCCAAACATCGTAGAGGCATGGGGCGGCCAGACGAGAGGGTATGGCGAGAACCGCACGTACGAGTTGTACGGTCTTGAGGGTACGTTCATTCAAGCCATGATGAACCCGGGCGTCTACCAGCCATGGAAGAACGGTGTCGGGTACGTCAAGCACGGAGAGAACGTCTACTGTGTTCTACCGAGCGGTCGTAAAATCACATACCATAAGCCGTTCCTGACTTGGGACGCTGAGAGGGGATCTTATAAAATAAAGTTTTGGGGCTGGAATACCAACCCTAAAATGGGCCCGAAGGGATGGGTCGTACTGGATACGTACGGTGGTCGTCTTTTCGAGAACGTAGTCCAAGGCGTCGCCAGAGATATAATGGTGCACGCCGCGGTGAGACTCAATGACATGGGTTACAAGATCAGACTACGGGTCCACGACGAACTCGCTACACACGTTCCCGAAGGTTGGGGAAGTGTAGCAGAGATGGAGCGCGTAGCTGCTGAATTACCTGAGTGGGCCCGAGGGTGGCCGATTAGGGCAAGCGGTGGCTGGCGTGGAAAACGGTTCAGAAAGTAGGAGAAAAATAATGAACGGTAAAAAAGCAAGAGCACTACGTAAAGCGGCTGAAATGATGGCTAAACACGAGGGGTGGCCAGAGCGTAACCTGATCGTCATCCCGAAAGGGCAACGATACTACCCGCAGCGCAAGATGGTAATCCCGGGCCACCGATTGGGACAGAAAGCCGATAAAGTCCTCGATAACGGTATCCGCAATGTGGAAAATCACATTAATTCTACCCAGAGTGCGCGCGGCATGTACCGAGGGCTGAAGCAACGCTACACGAAGTTCGGGTTTATTCCTGGCGCATAAGGTCGCTAAACTAAGTAAACAACTAAAAGAAAGAAGCTAAAATGCACATTCAATCAGACCACGATAAACAGAAAGTAAAAGAGTACTTCAAGCAGGCGCTGAGCGTGAACCGCAGCATCGAAGAGGGGCGGGCTGAGCTGAAGGACATCCTTGACGTCCTGAACGAGCAGCACGAAGTCAACCCGACGGTCGCCCGTAAGGTTATCGCAGCGATGGAGAAGGGCAACATGCCGGAAATCCGACATCTGAACGAGCAGTTCGAAGACCTCTACCAAGCTGCAATCGGGAAGGTGAAGTAATGGACCGCCAGTGCCGCGTATTCAATCATTTAATGCGCCGGGCCCTCGGGTACGCAGCGGCCGGTGCGGTGGTCGGCGGGTTCACTACGGCGACTATACTTAAACTGATGGGAGGTTAACCATGCCACTACTACATAACTTTAAGAAACTGGACGCTTCGGATCGCATAGATCTGGAACGTCTTGTGCAACGATCGGTAGAAGACCGTGAGACCACTGTGGAGGTACCTACGTGGATGGTCGGGTCGCTTCTGCAGCAAACGTCTGGGGAAGTGAAGAAACCGAACGCTGAAGCCGCGAAAGCTGACCCCGGTAACCGCCGCTGGTCTATACCGGAGGAAGTGGTATGACAGAAAATCAGAAAACCTACGTACTTATTGGGGTGATTTTCCTAGCAGGGTTTTTTGCTTACGACAACCTTACACTTAAACAAAAACTAAACGACTGGGCGGCTATGGCCGCGGCATCTTGCCCAAAACCAGAGCTTGAAGTGCTCGACCCGCCCAGCACGAGAGGATAAATCACATGGTTGATAACTTAAATAAAAGACTGGCGGACCTGATGCCGGAGGAGTTAGCTGAACCGGGCCCTGTCACGGAAGAACAGGCGGAGGCGTTTATGAAAGGCCGGACTAAGATCCAGCTTGCACGCTCGGCGCTGAACGCAAACAACAAGGCTGCACGCCGTGACCGTGAAATCAGGTTACTTAAGTACCAGCTCACGATGTTGAAAGGCGAAAACGACCAGCTCAACCGTTGCCTTACAGAAGCCGACGGTGCTTTAGACCAGGCTGTCTTAGAGCGAGACGTGGCTCGTAGAACGTCTGACCACGCTTTCAGAGCACTCGAGCAGACAAACGCTGAAGTAGGGCGCCTGAACGTCGAGAACATACTCCAGCGGTCTAAGAAGGAGATCCTGTTCGAAAATCAACAACAAGAAGGGAAAACCCATGAGCAACACAAAAGAAATGACATGCCCAAACTGCGAAAACCAGCAACTTTTAGTTCAATACGTTACGGGGAAGCCTGAAATTGTGGACTGCCCGAACTGCGAGAAGCAATTTAATTATACGCGCGGGGAGACCCGGTTCGCTAAAGGGTATGTGCGGATGTCCGTAGACGGCAAGACAGCGGAGGCTGAAGAGTAATGGCTACGGATATTGCACCGGTAGGTTCGAACCGAGGTTTTTCTATTTGCGACGTTTCTCGAACGGCCGGAACCCAAACCAGAAAGCTAAGACCCCACCAATAATGGCGTAGTCCTCTTGCGTCAGTTCGATACCCTGAGTACGGGCGTACAAGTACCAGCTCATTGCGGCGAAAGTCACAAGTGGGCGTACGCTCGACCTCAGTCGGTTACTGAATTTATCGTTCTTGTCAAACGTCGCTTTATCATGATCGCGAGCACCTTCGACGAAGTCGTTAAGCTGCTTCTGCAAGCGCTCGTCTTTCGTCGTGTAGGCCTGAATAGCACCCAGTACGCTACCCACAGTTCCTTCATCAACGCCAGCGAGTTCAGCAATGTTCTTACTCTTGCCGGAAAGCGCAGAAACGATTCCCGTGAGCGCCGTAATACCAAGTCCAAGCATTTTACCATCTCCTATCTATCTTTTATTTCTAAGGTGAACGGTTCGTCCCCAAAGATCTCTTGCAGCAGCGCTACGGCCGGACGACTCTTCAGCACTGCCGGGTCTCCGTTCAGCTCCCCCGCGGCCAGTCCTACCAGAATACACCCCTCAGTGTGTTTTGCCGTATTACCCGCGTGGATTAGAATGTAAGACCTGTTCTCCACGTTCTCTAGGCGCCATACGTCATGGTATTTCTTCCCGTAGTGCTTCACGCACTCGTAGACCCCGGCAGGGATGCACGAGACGTTACGCTGGTTACCTTTCCAAGGATTTTCTAAAGTAAAGATCGGCGGGTGGTCTACGCCTAGGATCTGCAGTGCGCCCATAGTTACTTTATCTGAAGCGAACGAGCGCTGTAGTGTTACGAGTTTCATTAGCGGTGCCCTCCTGTTACGACTGCCATGACGGCCGAGAATAGTTGATTAGCGTGCGCCGCGAAGAAACCTACTGAACCGGTGATCGCCAACCACGCGCCCACAGCCTTGTTCTTAAAAGCCACAATTTCGTTAATTTTCTGGGTGTTTGCTGATGAGGACTCAGCGACCTTGTCGATCTTATCGTGCATCTGATCGAACTGAGTTTGCATAAACTCTTTCAGTAAATCGAGTCTGTCGTCTGCCATGCCATGCTCTCCTTATATTACATTATACGTACCGGCCGTCGAAATGAAACGCCCAGTCTTTTTCCGCTTGCCCAGCGACCCACCTCGCCATGCGCTCGTGCCAGCAGCGCTTGTAAGCGACGTAGAGTGCTTTCTTCCACCCCCAGTGACGGTGGGTGATAAACTTGAACACAAAGAAACGTGCGGCGATCTCAGCCCCGTAAATGAGGTACCAGGAGAACATAGCTAGGGCAAGGTGTAGCCCGACCGCATACGCTGCGCCGAAACAGAGCCACTGCTGCAGAATGTGGACTTTCTCATGGACAATCGTCTTGACTGAGGCAGTTTCTGACAGGATATAGAAGAACAGGAACGCCCCGCCCGTACCGAACCAGAGCTTACTGAACGTACGTTTCGGGTAGGGTATCCAGAGTAAAAATTTGCGTAGTGCTTCCATGATGAGCTCCTTATTTAATTTTTAGCGTACCGCCGTCATTCCATACGTCACCTGCAGCTAGGCCAGCCGCACTCGTAGGGAGGTCAGCTAAGTTTAGGCGGTTGGTAGTTACGCGACCCTCGGCCGTTACTTTAAATACCTCTGACCCAGTGTTATCCAACAGCCTGAAGAGTACCTTCGAATTGGCTAAAGTCACGCACATCCCGATAGAGAAGCAATGCCTGATCGAGGTGGTCATGTAGTCTAAGCTCATCACAAGATCCCGTACTTATTTAATTGAGTGAAAATAGCGTCGCCAGGGTCTGACAAATCGGACGCTCCGCCCCGCATCGTAAGAACCGCACGGAACGGGACCTCCGAGAACGTAGGGTTTAACTCGGGCATCTCGGAGGACATACCTGCTATCGCAGCAGTATCGCTGTTGTACGCTACTTGGCCATACTCAAGCACCGTTACGTTCCCGTCCGGACTGTAATACAACCTGTGATTTGTCCAGAAGTTCATATTTAAAACCCCCGTCGGCCCGCTTACGCCGCCCGTACCGTCATCATATACCCCTGCCTGCACTACGGTATCGAAATCGATGCCGAAACTCCCCGCTCCGTCTTTCCACGACAGTAGCATGGGGTCGGCCGTAGTAACCGGCGTGATGTACCGGTTGGGGTCTGCGGGGTTCAGTTTACCGTTTGCTCCGATGTAAAACATTTTGCCTGCGCTCTTCTGTAGGCTCAGGTTGCCGGCAGGGTCTCCGGAATACTCGTTCCCCGATGCGTTCAAGGCGCCGATTGCGACCATCAGTCCGTTCAAGGACACCGCCACGTTCTGTACCGGGGTGGAGATCCCGTCCGAGAAGCCCGTCACTACGCCGCCCGCATGAACGACCGCGCCGATCTGTATGTTATTCCTAGTCTCGGGACTCTCCGGAAAAGTGGCTTGCTGCACCAGGTTCCCGTCGATGTCGATCAGGAGGAAGGTAGCTGCCGCAGTGTTCAAGAAAGCAGGCGTGATCGCAGTGCCGGCGTCCCACGTAACTTCGGTTCGCGTAGGGTTATCCGGGTCGGAGCTATCCACAATTATTCCTTTGCCGGCCGCATAGTCGAACTTTGTGGTGTCCGCGTTTGCAGACAACTCTCCACCCTTCAGCCAGCCTGTTGAACTCCCGAGTAGTACGCTCTGCCGTGTCGCGGCGTCTCTCCCGCCGTTAGGGATAGCCATTAGCAGCCCCTCCGTAGCGTTTCAAGTACCGTGATCGTCGTGTCCTGAGCGGTTACCGCACCTGTGAATTTAATCCCAGTAGCCGGGCCGAGGAGCGTATCGTTAAAATCGGTATTAATCTCTACTTCAAAGCCGTCCACGAATACTGGCACTAAGCCCGCCCCGTTTTCTCCGACCGCTAGTTGGTACCGTAGGGACTCCCCGTTTGCTAAGTCCACGGTGAAACTTACTTCAGCGAGAGGGTCGAGAGCGAGGAGCGCCGTATCCCGGTCCGTAGAGTTCACTACCGCAGTCGCAATGCGCGACCGTTTCGTAAATGTCTCTGGTCTAGTCCAAACTGCATCAGCCATTGATGTTCTCCTCTACGGGTAGTTTAGCACTTACAGAGGCGGGTTGTCCAACTCGCTCTCCTTCAAGCTCAATGTAGTGCACTCCGGTGCAGACTAGAAAACCGTTCTTTTCCTCGAAAGAAATCTCGCAGTCCGCGCCTTGCGTCTGCTTGATCTGGTCGGCTAATTTCGCTTTAAGTTCCTCCATGCATCCTCCTTACGCCGTTGGTGCGAACATCGCCATGCCGTAACGGGCTTCTTCGATATTGTCCACAGAGTACGTTGCTGTTTGCTGGTCTGATACGTCGTCCATGTTCCAGAACCCGCCTCGAACTGCTCCCGATGACGTTCCGGTGCGAGACGTCTGCTCTACGATTGTAGTCCAACCCGTGTCGTCAGGGCGCTTGTCCCAGTTATTGGCGGTATCGTCATGAGAACCGAAAGTTATCGCGATGGAGTTAGCCTGGCTTGGGGTTAGCGTCGTGACTAGGTCAGCAGACCCGTTCGTAGTCCCCAGTAGCTCCTCTTCTGTGGCAGGCTGCGTAGCCCCGCTTAGGCGAGCCATTACAACTGCGCGGTCTTCGCTGGACGTACTCGCCCAAGAATAATTTACAGCAACCTCGTCTGACGCATCCGCTGTCTTATAGTACAGACGGGAAGAGTGGCCGGAGTTCGCAGCCCCGTTGAAAGGCGTCCAGCCCGCAGGGTCCACGATTGTTTCAGTAGCGTCCATGTAGTGGTACGCTACGAGGATGTCACCCGCTTCGATCCCTGAAGGCGCTGGGCACAGTACTGAAGTAGCACCCGCGGCCCCGGCACTGCTGAAGCTCTCGAGTACTGGAGCGCCGCCCCCGCTGACCGCCGGCTCGTCTGGAAACGCGCCGCGTATTGCTTCTCGAAATGCTCCCTCGGTCATCTTAGAACACCTGCGTTACGTCTACTGTAGAAGTCCCGGCTTGCGAGGCACCTGTGATTTTCAAACCAGTGAACCCTTTAGCCAAGGTGAGTGTCTGAGAGTTCGTGTCGATTGTCTTAATCGTACCATCCTGAAGTGTAGCCGCTACGAAGTTCGTGCGCGCTCGGTCGGTACATAGCTCAATGCTTAGCGACTCTGAGGCCACGATGTCGCCTACGAGGGTTACTTCAGCTCGAGGGTTAAGGTCGAGCACGTCCGAGTCCGTGTCGCCAGAATTCACACCTACACTGTGGTGGCGGACGCCTTTTGACTTATCGCCTTCTTGAGTGTTATCGTCCCACGTTGCCATGTTATTTTTCCTCTCTATTGACCGTTATGGAGTAATGTAGCCCACGTTTCCTCGGAAGTACTATTCACGATGCCGACCAGGCTGTGGTTGTCGCCCATGTTGACCGTAAATGCTGTATAGAAATCCGTATTCTGAAGCTTCAAGCTTGCATCAAGCCTAAATGTCTTAAATAGCTTCAACCCGCCACCGTCGAGAACTTCGAAGAGTCCGTACCGTAAGTACGCCACGTTTTCGGTAGCACCCTCGAACCAATGTTGGAAAACCTTGATGCAGTACTTGCTCCCGAGTTTCGCCATCATAGGATTAATGTTCTTCTCTGAAAATGTTCCGTATACAGAAATCTCACCTGCCAAGTACGCAGTTCGCGCGGCGTACACCACCGGCACGACCGCCGCAAGTGGGGTTATGACCCCGCCGTCACCAAGAGAACATAAGGCGCTCACGATGCCCGACTGCTCGTCCACCATTGCGAGAGCAGGGTCGTCAGTTAGGCCAGTGTCCGCGTTAATGATAGCAGTATCGCCTGCCTCAGCGACAACGGCTGTCCCGCTAATAGAGATGCCCGCGAAATTGACTTTCGTCGTATTCTGCATGAAGAACATTACGCCGTTGGTCGCGTCTGCCATCTTGAGCTGAAGGAACCCTCCAGTATTTATCGCGCCTGAAACGTATATATCTGTCGTAGCGTTGAAAGTCATCACGGTGGCGGACACGCTTACCGTTCGTGCAACCGCTTTGTTCGTCGTGTCCCCGCGGATGTACCCCATGGCTACGAGGTCGTCCGAGATGTAGTCTATGTCGAGAGCTGTGGCATTGTACGACGCGATAGCAATCGCTTGCTGGAACCCTGCAGTGATGGTCGTACCCGATACAGAACACACTACTGACTCAATGTCGTTGGTACCATTATTCAGTACTGAGACCATGAACGCGTCGTCGCGAACCTTGGTCACTTTAATCCCACCGTCTTCGTTTCTGAACGAGTTTGTGGCAACGAGGCATTGAGTAACCGCGCCGTACGCTAAAGTTTCACCTGTGCGAGACACTGCGGTACACCAAATCTCGTCGTTCGAAGTGTCGTAGTGGGCGAGGATCGCTAGGGTGTCTGTAAGCTTGACTGCCTGAACCTTTGAGCTAGTACTTGTCATGGCAGAAGTGCTGTATTGTAGCGCCCACGCCACGTCATTTGACTGATCGTAAAAGTCCCAAGGGTCTGCGCTGAGGCTTATCTCGCGCGTCTCATTCGCGCCGCCATTTAACGTCTGTAACTGGATGCCCGTTCCCGCTACGATTTTATCCTCTAGGTTGCCCGCGGTAGTGTCGTCCGCAGAGACTTTCACACCGCCGACCGCAGCTTGCGCTTCGTCACGGAACACCTCTGCTTCATTGCGGTAAACGAGCGCCTGGTCCTCACTGTCAGAAGCGTTAGACTCGCTAGTCGCTGCAGCTGCCGCGCTGTTATTTGCGTTCTCTTCAGCGTCGAAAATACTCTGCAAGAGTTCGTCAGATGTCTGGTCGCTACCGATAGATACTTTAATCGCTCGGTCGAGTCCTTCTTTAAGCTGAAGGTCGCGCATCGCAGAGCGGTCTAGGGCGCCTTCTTGAGTTTTAGGGAGGTACCCGCCTTGGTTTTCTAAAGCTACGTCTTGGGTGAAATCTAACTCTCGTTTAATAACGATTTTTTCGCCTGACGCCATCGGCGTGACTTCATCGGCAGGATAAACTACTTCCACTGTTGCAGGCGTGTCACCCGTCAGAGTTCCACTTACGGCGAAATTGGTCGGGCCTGTGCCGAGAGTAACTGGAGTCTCCACACCGAGGGCGTCGACGAAAGTCACATTCAGATCTTCTTCTGCGAAAATTGTCATTGGGGCAGTAGGGAAACGGGTAGCTGCTCCGTTACCGTTACCGTCGACTTTTGCTACTTCAGATGAAACTGTCACTTTTTCTACTCCCGATGTTTAATTTCTAGTATACGTTCCTGTGCGCTAGAAGTCCATTGTAAAGTACGAGCCTCCGGTTTTACGCTCCCAATCGCGCTCCATTCGTGACAGCGCCGCCGGGTCAGTCATTTCCAGTAGTGGGTGGTACACAAACGTGTCCACGATTGGTTTCGTGTACGGCAGGCTCGCGAACGGTACTAGGTTCCGTACGGTCTTCACGAGTGAAGCTGCGGCTTTATCGGTCTCCCCAGCAATCGCGTACTTACCGGAGTACAGCAACCCGTTCAGAGTCCGGTCGAGTACGGCAGCAGGCGCGCCGGCCAACACATTACTGGCTGGGTTACCGAATCTCAATGCGTCAATGACCACACTGCTCATAACACCCCCGACACCTGAGCGGATCACGGCCTCTAGGAACATCTGCGACTGAATCGCGGGGTCGTCGGACAGGTAATCTCGGGTACGGCCGTTTGCACGGTCCGTAAGCATCGTAGACAGGTACCCGAAGAACACTCCCGTGGCAGCCATGCGGGTAATCCCGATGCGGCCTTTAGCACCGCCCCGTTCAAACTCACGGCCCATAGCTCGCGTCATGTACGACACTGGGTACCCCATGAGAGACCCGACTGTACGTACGAGGGCTCCGTATATCGTACCGGCGTCAGTGCCTTGCGTTAAGATAGCGCGTTCTTTCACTCCTGGCGTAGGGACCGCATCGTTCGTGAAATTCACTAGGGTCGCCTCTAGGCGTTTAGACAGTGCTGGGTCTGCCTTAGCGACCAGCTCTACGTCGATCATTGAGTGCTGGCTGTCCTTGAAGACTACGTTCTCCATACCGCGTATCTTGTCCCATTCCGCTTCTAAGATACCCCCACGGGTCATGGCGTTACGTAAGCCGCCGTCAAGGTCACCCCACGCTGAGTCAAGTTGGCGAGAGAGCACCGACGACATCATCACATAGGCCGAGCCTTTCTGCCATCGTGTCCAAGCGTTAATGCCGGAGTACGTCATGGTCTTATTGCTGAGGTACGTCGATACGTTCGTCGCTTTACCTAGGAGTGACTGGGGGGCGACATACTGCGTCATGGCGCCCACGTTGTATGCGTGAGCTGTTTCCGCCGCCGACGAAATCAGCCGTTTCTGTTTATCACTATAACCGCCCATCACGAAGTCCATGCGGGCTGAAATGTTTTTAGAGACCGACCCACCGATACGGGCATTAGCGGCGTCAACCGTGGATAGATCGGGCAAGGAGGCGGTGAGTACTTTCTGCAAGAGTGTAAAGCGTGTTACGTTGCTGAGCATGTGGGACCACAGTTTTACATTCGGGGAACTGGCTTTGATGTCGATAGACCCGTCGATAATGTCCATCATCGTGTCGACATGGGCGCCTCCTAGAAGGTCCGTACCTGTCGGGTTGTCAACGCGCAGGGCCTCAGCGTCAGTCATCTGCTTCTTAGCCGTACGTTTGATGTGCTCGACCGTGTTGCGAGGGTTCACTCCGAAGAGTTCAGTAACTCGCGTCTTCAGTGCAGCTCGACCTACCGCTGAGAATAGCGCACCTGTTAGGTTACCCTCGCCGAAGTTCTCCAATACGAAGAGGGTATCGTCTGCAGTTTTGAAGTGGATCTGTCGTCGGGCGAGTTGCGTTGCTGCAAACGTGTCGCGCTCTTTCACGATAGATCTTGCGTCTAGTGGAACCTCGTCGTCTAAACCACGAATTCGCTCCTCCCAGAACGCTTTTAAATAGGTAGCTACCTCTTTGTCTGACGCTTTCGCATCATCGAGTGTTCGACGGCGGTCGATACGAGGTAGCATGGCAGTAACGAACTCGTCGACGCCGCCGAACCTTGCAAGACTCTCTGGGTACCATGCTTGACGTAGCATACGGCCTTCCAGATCGTCAACGCGGATGCCCAGAGTTTTCTGGACAGCGCGCATAGAATCAATTTGTGTTTGGTAAATTTTAGCAACCTGCTGAGCGTCTTTCGACCCGGTGACGCCGGGCGTCCCTTTACGCATGTTCAACTGCCGGATCTCTTCAAGAACCTTCAGGGACTCGTCGCGGTCTTTACGAAGGCGGACGTAGTATTGTTCGACACCAGCTTGCTCTAGGCTCTTGGAAAATGCAGATTGCATCACCTGTATGTGGTTTTGGACGTCGTTACCTACTGACGCGATAGTCTCAGTCAGCGCTCGACGTGGTTCCATGCCGGCGTCATCCACAAAACTGTTGAACTGTCGGGTAAGGTTCTCTATAGCTTCGAGAGTCTTCTGCAGGGCTAGTTCAGATCGGGCAGCGCGTAGGGCTTCTTCCGCAGACACTTCGTTTACGATGTCCGTATAGTGTTCAGCTCGGGTCTTATTAGGGAATTCTTCAGCACGGCGAGTAGCCTCTTTCTCGATCTCAGCTACCATCTTTTTTGTGTCGCCCGCGTCTAGGGCGTCCATCGCTTGAAATAGATTAACTGAACATACGTCGTCTGCCATTAACTGCCTCCTCTACACTTCAAGAACTTCATTAACTCTACAGAGCGTACCTTAGCGTTGTCAATCTCTTTAAGCGCTTCGCCCACAACTTGCTTCGTTTCAGGCAGCATCGTCCCGTTCTCCAGCTGCGTTTCTACATCGGAGCGGGCCTTTGCGGCATCGGAGAATAAGTCCTGCTCGAGTGGACCTCGCGTAGCAAGGGCGGCTTGCTGGGTGATCTCTTCAAGGCTTACCTGCTCTAAATACGGGTCTGTCGTACGGTCTGCCAGAACTGGGTTCTCCATCTGGTCACGTATGTAGCGCTCGAAAGCTGGGAGCGCTTCGTCAGATTGCATTTGCCTAACCACACCATGGGACGCGTTGGCTTGGTCATCGAGTTTAACTTGCTCTTGGTCTGCTACCGGCTTTGCACGGCTCGTCGCTTCCTCGCGAACTTGCTCAGCTTCTTGGCGAGCGCGAGTCTCTTTACGCTTAGCGTTAGAAAGGTCTGCTTTACGTTTAGCGCTGGTAGGCCTTTCATCGAACGCCGCTTGCGCTTGCTTCAACTGAGTCTGCGCGTCTTTGAGCTTGGCTTCAGTCTCTCGGATACGCTCGATCGGGACGCCTAGGTTCTCGGCGTTATCCTCGATGAATTTATCCGCGTCGAACGTGTCTGCAGCTACGCGGTCGTCTTGGGCTTGCTTCAAAGCTTCAAGGCGTTCTGGCTTCAACTCAAGTTGCCCTGCGGCCTCATTGAGGCGTGTAGTAAAGAGCGCCTCTAAGTCGCTGACCGCTTCTTCAAAACTCTTACCTCGACCCCTAACTCCGGCCATAACACCCTCGTCATCCGCGTAGAACGCCTCGTGAGTGCCGTCAGCACGTTTTTTGACAGTAGGTGCTGTCTCTACTCGATCGACTGTAGAGAACCGCTGTACGCGGTCAGCCATCTGCATGTCCATGATCGCTTTCGCGTCCATGCGCTCACCTGCCATAATCTGCGTCGCCATCATATTAGCTACCGCTTCTTTATCAGACAGGCCGGTGAAGCGGTCATACGCTTTCGAGAGGCCGCGAGTACCTGCGTGGAACCCTACTGAGAAAAGCGCAGACGCCCCTAGGTCTAGGAAAGCGTTGCTGATGTCATACTCAGTGTCGAGAGCCGCCTCGTTTTGCACCCCTGAAACCACAGAGGGGATCGTCGCTAGCGCTGACTCCCCTGCGACTACTCCGGCTACGCGAGCAGCTCGAGAAGCGCGTACGGCCGTCATGGCCCCCCGCGTGACTTTAAGTCCGCCACCGGTCACTGCGCCTGCACCAGTTCCCGCCCCCGGCACGACGGACCCGACTGCAGCACCGGCGGCAATCCCGGCAACTACGCCTTTAACGTCTGCCATGCCGCCCGCTAGCGCGGACGTGAAATACAGTGTTTTGCCTACGCGGCCACTCTGGTCGAAAATTTGTTGTCTCTGGCGCCGAGCATCGAAGTTCTCAGCTCGGATACGCGCGGCCTCTTCCGTCATGCCGTCTTTATACTCAAGGTCGTCCCGGAAGTACATGCTCTGCTCATACTCGTCCTGTGAGATCTTTGGGGACTCGATCGGGTCGTCGGTGAACGGTGAAGCCACAAAGTTTGCTGCTTCTTGGAAAAACGTAGTTTCGCGGCCTAACTGAGTGTTTACTTGGTATGCCTGCAAGTCCTCTACGAAAGAGCCTTCACCTCCGTACCCTGCTGAAAAACCGCTGGTCAGCGCGGTGCCTACTGAGGGGCGTACTTCGGTACCTCGACGGACTACCGCCGCTGAACTCTCCTTACGGCCTACATTAGAAAACGCAAATCCAATTGACATTACTCGCTCTCACCTTGGATCATTTCTGCAATTGCTTTACCTCGGGCTTCTCGACCTTCGATATTACCCACTTCCGATAGCTGGTCATACGTGAGGGTAATCGGGGACATCGTGCCGTCGCCGTTGTCTAGGTACACGGGTTGCCCTGCGTTACGTAACGTCAACGCATCGTGGCCTGCCATCGTCCAACCGCTATTATGTACGAGGTCTCGGACGCCCAATTCTCGAGTGGCAAACGACTCAGGCACAAATACGTTAATGTCTCGCATCAGGTTAATACGAATTTTCTGCATGTCTCGGTTAGATAGTTGAAGGGCGATGTTGTCGGGCAAGATATACCCATCGTTGCCGTCAGCGCGAATCGTGGTGCCTAGATGGCCGCCTCGAATAGAGCCTGCCGTCATGTTGCGGGCCCGCCTCTTGCTGTTGTGTACGGTACGGTGCTCGTCGTACGTGATAGACGCGATGTCTACCATCGTTTGCTGAAAGTCGCTAATGTCTTCCACCGGCACGCCTGAGCGGTGCATGGCGCGGATCTGGTCACCGTACTCGTCCCACACCGCGGCTTCGACCTCTTGAACTTCTGCTTGGCCATAGGTTCTAGCGATATTACGGCGTGCGTCTTCGCCAGCTTTCGGGTTCTGTACGATCTGAAGGGCGTTAGCCATAAACGTAGGGTCTACACGCAGGCGAGCGGCTTCTCGAGACTCTCCCGGTTGAGGAGTGCCCGCGTCCATCACTACGGATAGCGCCATCGGCATATCGGCAAGTTTACGTACGTCTGCCGCGACTTTACTTGGTGTTGCACCTAACTGCTCTGCTTCGGCCGTAAGCTCTGCCCGGCGTATGAAAAACTCCTCGACGGTAGTCACGCTTGCCAGCTGGTTAGCGATCTCCTGCGCGGCGTTCTTCGTGAGTACTGAACGGCGCGACTTAGGGATGTTCAGGTCTGCCTGAGCACGCTGTAAGTCATCGGGGGTAGGGTTCTCTACGCCTTCAGCGGCCAAGGACGACTGCGCGGCTAGGACTGGGTCAGTCCACCTGTTGTCGTAGGCCTGCTTTACGAGACGCTCGCTCTCCGTCTTTTGACTTGAAAGCGCGCGGTTCGCTTCACCAAAACGGGCTTCTACAAAACCTGGCTCTACATCATTGTAAGACCCCGCTCGGACCGCTTCAATCGCAGCGGTCGGGTCGTCTTCTACTTGACGGGCAAGCGTGGCGCGACGTACTGCTTCTCGACCTGCTTCGAGCTCGGCTTCTTGCAAGCCTTCAGGTAACTCGTTCACGAAGGCTTCAACCTTTTGCATAGCGATCTCTTCGCTCGTGGTACCGAAACGCACGGTGTTTACCACGTTATTGCGGAAGTCTGCAGAGTTAGTCGTTAACTCTCGTTGGTATTGGCGGTTCTGAGTCGCTAAGGCGTTCTTCGCCACTACCGTCTGCGGCTGCAATAGTTTAAGCTGAGCTTCGGACCGCAGGTATTCTGGTTGGGTCTCTAGGAACGTAAGCTTACGCTCTTCAAAGTCGTTCATCACACCTTTGACGTGGCCCTCTTCGCCGGTGCCCTCGATCGCTAACTGGGCAGAGCGCTGAAGGGACTCTACTTCGAAATTAGCAAGGTCGGTTTCCATCTGCACGCGGTCGCGTGTTTCGATAGCCTGTGCTTCCTGTTTAGCCAGCTCTTCGACTAAGCCGCCGATCTGAGTAAGCTGACGAGCGCCCGTAACCGCCGACTCAGTACCTGTGACTTGAGAAACGGTTTGAGGGCTTGCTCCTGGTCTTACTTGAGGGCCGCTTGATAGTGGGATAGTCGCCATCTTATGTCACCTTTCGGTTAAACTTAGGGTTTACCAGAGAGCCGCCGCCTAGGACGGTCTGGGCGCTAACGCCTGCTGACGCTACGGTACCTGCGGCTGACGAAATCGCTGACAGGCGAGCAATCTCTTCTTGATTCTCCGCCGCTGCACGGCGTACCTCAGCTTCGTTCAATGCGTTTACTGCCTGTATCTCAGCGTTATTCAAAGCGGTGATAGCATCTACGGCGCCGAAGCCTTCCGTCTGAACAACTAGGTCTAAAGCAGAGTCCTGGTCAATCACAATTCCTCGCGCTGCCAAGCCGGTGCGCTGTGCTGCGACCAACTTCGCTGTGCTGCGCCGGATCTGGTCGACATCGAAACGCCCTGCTTCTCGAGCCGCCTCTGCGGAACCCGTAAGTAGGTCGGCGTTAGATCGTTGGAGACTTGCGCTAACGAGAGAACTGCTCAACTCCGCGCCTGTTTCTGTTAGGGAACCCGCCGCACGAAGACCAACTGCGCCAAGTTCTAGGCGCTGGAGTTTCGTTAATTCCGTCAGTGCTTTGTTATCCGCCATGTCGATACCTCATGATACAGTGGTTAGTATTATCGTACATCTTTTCGAGCTCTTCGTCTACTTTAAAGCCGATGCGCTTGGCAAAACGCACCGCTGTCGCCTCGTCTCTACGTACCGTAGCTATGACACGGTAGTTAAACGACTTACATTGGAGGTACTCGCCCCACATGCGGTAGCTGTCTTTAATTCGGTACGTGTCGTCTAGCAGGAAACCCCACGCCCACGCGGAGTTCGTAACCTCTGAAAGCGGGGTGAGCCCCCAGACTGAAACCAGCCTATCCCCGTCGGCTATACCCACAATATCGAAAGATGTGTCCTTGATCGTGCCTGTAGTCCATGCTCGCGGGGTTTTTCCGCCCATCGCTTCGCGTGCCTGCTCTACGGTGACAGATACCAACTGCATTAAGCTACCTCGGCCTCTACGCCAATGCGTAGGACATGTGCCGGGAGAGGATCTACCATTCGGGCAAGGACCGAGCCGTCTAGGTTCCAGTCGCGGTCGATAGTCACTCTAACCACGCCTGTACGTAGGCTCGTAGCCTCCCCTACCTTCTCGTCTGAGCGTTGAGCCCACTCGGTTAAGCCTTGCTCGTCAGGACCAAATAGCATACCTCGTGACTCGAGCACTTGGAAGGACACTGACGCTACGCTCTTCTGCTCGCCCAGGACACTTTCCGTGCGTGAGGCAGGGTTATTCGCTGGGAGCGTCTGCATCTCACCGATGTACTGCAGTCCTAGATGGGCTCTCGAAGCCCGCTCAGGCAGCTCTAGCTCGCCCTCTGAGTTAATCTGGAGGTTACGGTGGACGTTACCGTTCAAGAGGGCGATAACCGCAGTGCTCGGCAGTTGGTGGAGGCCTGAGATACTCGTAACTGCTCTGCGGGCTTTACCCTCTCCTAAGTAATCCGCGAAGTCAGTTCCGTCTACGAGCCCTAGATCACCGTCGATTTTACGAAGCTCGAACGTATTAGCTGTAGAGTTTTCGATCGTATACCGGCGCCCGTTCAGGTCATCAGGCACTTGCAAGGTGCCCTTCTCGTCAATCGTGCCTTGCCATAGGACTTCGTCAATGTCGATAAAGTCGCCGTCGGTCCACCCATGCGCCGTCGATGTGACTACGGTAGGGTTGGCCTTCGTGAAACTCTCGATGTCCCTGCTGTCTTCGAAAGTAGCCCCTAAGTCTACGTGGAACGCGTCACGCACATCCGTGATGATCTGAGGTTCGTACTTCTCCACGTAACGGACGGTCTTGCCGTCGATCGTGCGTTTAATCACAAAGTATGTCGCTTGCGCTCGCTCGTTAGCTACTGGTCTGATAGACGCTGCACTCTCGAAAGAACCCTGCGTGTCCCACTGGGTCCACCCGGTAACTTGGGCTTGCTCTTCTGGGTTGTACGTCAACGTCAGCACTTTACCTTTCTCAGTAACCGCGTAAACGATCGGGTCTGGGAACGGGTTGTACGCCCACTCCAGAATTCGGTCGTCTTTCAAAAAGTGTTTCGACAGCAGCGAAATATCCTGCAGTACGACCCCGTCTGCGGTAAATTCAAAACGGCCTGCGTGAATGCGCTCCCCGTTCTCTTGCTCAAACAGTACGCGCTGTCCGACTACAAGAGGGCGTAGGTGTGAGGCGCCGAATTTCTCCTGACCGTTGATCGACAGGGTGTCGAATGCGAACGGGTTATCCCCTGTCGCTACCATCTTAATCGAGGCGTTGGTCAGAACGATTAAATTAGTTAGAGACACGAAATGCCGGATCTGGGCGTTCGAGCGGCCATCAATAGTTGCCGTGAAGGCGTCTGATTGCTTGATGTTCAACGAGCGGTTGAAGTTATCAAAGGCTCCGACTTGAGAGGCGTCAAACGCGGCCGGGGCGTTATCCGTACCTCCGTAAAGCGTACGTTGCTGGTGCTCGCCGAGAGCTGTCGGCCAGTTACCTTCCGTAGCGAACGGGTCTCTGAAGAAAGGCGCGTCTTCCGCCACGTTAGGCACCTCGGCGCCTTCATCTGTAAAACTCGTGTTTTGAGTCTCTCCGATAAGCCCAAAGATACCGTTCCGCTCTCGGTATACTACGTATCGTAGTGCGCCTGCTACCCCGGCCCAAGACACCGTATTGTTGTCGGTCGTTGACAAGGTAGCGTTACCGTTAGTTACAAAATCAAAGGCTGGTTTCGCGGTGCCTGCAGAGCTGTATGCCGTAAAGTCGGTACTGTCGATTCCTTGGAGCTCGAAAGTAGTCGCAGTTTTCTCGAGAACCCTAAACCTGCGGTCGTTCACCTCCGTCATCCCTAGCACACCGGAGATCTCAATCTCGTTACCTGTCTCTAGGCCGGTTGGGGTGGCTGAAAAAGTCACAACAGCGGGGTCGGCTTGAGTGATATTCGTGATGGTATACGACGTACCCGCTGAGAGTGCGGTGAGGCTCTCCTCATTACTGGCATCCGATACTGCCGTCACTGCGTACTTGTACGTCGTGGACCCAGTGGCGCCGTTTACCGTAACCTGTACGTCCTCTGGGGGGTTCTGGTCCGGTTGAGACGTCACCGCCTCTAAAGCCCAGTTCGCTAGCCCCGAGCGCACCAGCTTGTAGCGCTGGTGGGTGCTCACTGTCATGAACAGGACATCGAACGACTGAGAGAACTTCAAGAGTCTTAGCTCGTCCAGCGTGAACGGTGTTTCAATCTCATAGATCTTGGCAATCGTGCCGCCTGAAGTGTACGTCCCGTACGCCGTAGTGTCGATATTGTCTGACGAATCGACTTGACTTCTCAGCTCAAAGGTATTAGCGGTCAGCACCTCCGCTGTGAAGTGGCGGTTGTTAATCTCTGTCATGCCGCCTACGCCGCTGACGAAAACTTCATCCCCTGTCGTAAGCCCGTGCCCCACGACAGTCACGACTCCTGGGTCGGCTTGGGTGACACCTGTGATGTTCTGAGCGGCCTCAGTTACTAACGCGTCCTCTCGGTACACGCGGATGTACCCTACGCCAAACTCGAGCAAGTGGGTGTCTGTGGACCCAAACACAAATTCGACAAGTCTACAGCGGGTGGAGTGGTCTTTCGTGCCTGCGATACCTCGAAGGCCGAAACGGTATGACGCGCCCCCTAATTGGTTCACGACTACGTTACGGGCTTTTTTCAGAGCCGTGTAGTACAGCGTTTGGTCTACGCGTCCGGCAAGCTCGGGACTCACCTCCCCTTTAGATAGTGCGAGTTGGTCGAACTTAGGCATATTTACCTCCCTGAAATCCAGCTAGGCTCTTGCTGCTCTGGTGATGTATCTTGGTTCGCGTCTTGGGCTTGGGCGGTCGCTAGAACACGCTCGTACTGCTTTAGTAGGTTAGCGCTACGCGCACCTTTTTCGTTGGTCGATGCCGAGATGTACGACGCGTACAGTTGGATCCATGCTGAAAGCACTAAAGGTGGGTACAGGTTAAGATCCTCGATGTCTGCAGTGTAGTACAGGCGGGCTTGGTCGATATTAGTAAGAATGGTGGCCTGACCGTCAATTGTCTGACGAAGGCTCTCAGACGGTGGGAGCTGAAGCCCCTGCGGGTTCATGATTCGGTGCGTCTGGAGATGGTCGTTCGGTAGTACGTACCTGAACGCGTACTCGTCAATCGGGTCGGCTGAAGCTAGCGATAGAGCTTGAATTTTACGGGCGAACGTCCAGTCGTGACTGCCTAGGACTTCTAGGCGGGACGTATCATACCACAATCTCGCTTGCGCTGCGTGCGGCGTCGATTCCGTTAAGCTCTCGATATTAGAAGAACGGGAACCCGATATAGCAAGCGCACTTCTCGCAGCTTCTACTGGGGATGTGATCTTTGCCATGCCGGGCTCCTTTCGTTCTTTAGGTTACTTCTGCAGAAGGTCAGCTGCGCTTGGCGCCGCTTCTTCTTCGGTTTCAGTTTCCGTTTCTGCAGTCTCTTCCGTTTCCGCAGTTTTAGCAGCTTCCAGAAGCTCTTTCAACGCTACGTTTGAAATGTTGCCGGCTGGCTTGAGACCGAGGTCTTTAGCTTCTTGCATAGCTTCAGCACGGTTAAACTTAGGCTCTTCCTGTACAGGGGCCTTAGTTTCCGCAACTTGTTCGATCTGCGCTTTCGCAGCCTTCTTAGTCACAGTTGTGCTACCGTCTTTAATTAGTTTACCGTCAACGCCTCGCGCAGTTGAAGGTAGGACATCTTTCAGCTCATTAGGAATGTCCACCGTGCCGCCTTTGACAGCACGGTAGATGATTCCGTTAGGAGCGAAGAAGTTACGTTGTAGTCGTACTTTCATCGTTATTTCTCCATATCAGTTAGACGAATCGCTTGCCTTGAGGGTACGCTTTGTAGCTGCGTGCATCAAGGGTTAGGAATGCGTCAATTGAACCGGCAGTCGTGTTCGCTGTACCAACGATCTCACGGATACCGACATATTGTTTGTACTCAGGGTCTTCCATTGGAAGAGCTACCTTGAGGATTGCTGTACCTGCAGCGATAGTCGCAGCAGCGTCTAGCTCAGCAGACGTCAGGTGATTTACCGGGTTGGTAGTCAGAGCTGCGTCGTCTGCAGAAGTTAGTACGACTTGGTACGTACCGCCGGCGCCAGCTGTGATGTCTTCCACAGCGTGCACTGTTAGGTACACTGGCTTACCAGCACCGATGTCACGAACCTGCTCGAGGTCCATCACATCGCCAACTAGGTTCGTACCGATGTTACCAGTGGCAACGCCGTCAGCGAACGTGTTGTTAGCATCTTTAATCATAGGTCACTTCCTTCCTATTATGTTACTTGAGCTTCGTCAACAGCTAGCGCGTCAACTACACGTACCGGGAAGTCGCCGTTGAACATAGAGGTACGAGTACCTCCCACGTCGCGAGTTTCTAATGTACTTTGTGCAGTCTTAGCAGATAGCTGCTTGCGGAGGATCTCACGCAGTTTGCGGTCCATGTAGAACACTGGGCGTACACCCTGAGTCGATGGAAGACGCTCAAGCGCTGAGAACATTAGGTCGGCTAGGTCAGCACCGGTGCTGATGTCGCCAGATAGCTCTGAACGGTCAATGTTCGCAATACGAACACCATAACGCCAGTCTTCTACCGCAAGACCTGCTTTCATGTGAAGCTTAGAAGTCATCACATGTAGGCGGGTGCCTGCACCACCGGCTTCCTCAGAAACGCGGTCGCCAAGATCCATGATCTCGAGACCAGCTTGTGCGTTCTTAGGTACGATACCGTGGATAGTCTTATCAGACCAGCCAACAAGCCAGATACTAGCGTTGTCAGAACCCGTACCGCCACCGTCGATGATGTTATCACCGCTGTCAGCGCTCGTGTCTGAGTAGTAGTACGAAAGGCCTGTGAACTCTTCCGTGTTGATGTCTTCGTTACCGTAGAACAGAGTCTCGGCAATCTTGTGAAGCATGCCTTGTGCAATACCCGCGTCCTCGCGGTTACGGAACATAGCAGCGTCCTTCTGAAGCTTCAGAAGCTCTACATCAACCTCAGAGAAGTTCTCGAGCATACCTGTCGTGAAGTCAATCTGAGCAGTTTTAGTTTTGGTAGGTTGTACACCTTTACCAATCACGCGCCACGTCGGCTCTGGAAGACCTGTACGGATAGTCGTACGGTGGCCTGTATCCAGGTTACCTTGTGTGAACACGATGTCCTGAAGAATCTCATTGTCCTCGTTCAGGATCTCGATAACGTCCGCGTGCGTCCCATCAGGGTCGGTACGCTTTGCAAGATCCAGCAGGGTGAGATTCTGGTTAGTTAGTGTCGCCATAACACCACTCCCTTATTGTTTTGTTTTGAATTGCGCCATGCCAGGACTATCATAGCGCTTATCTAAAAGATTTTGCGCTTTAGTAGCCTCGCCACTGCCGGTAACTACGCTGTCGTCGGACATTGCTTTACCGATACGAGAGAACACGCGGATAACTTCTGGGTGGCTACCGATACCGGTTGCGTCCATGAGAGTTTTCAACTCGTCCGTTCCGTATTTATTTAGAGCTTTTTTAGCGGTAGCGACGTTTTCCCCGTACTTCTCCCCGCCAAACTCTGAATCTTTTTTAGACTCATCAGCCCAGCCGCTTACGAGCTCTTCATGAGCTTTCTGTTGCGTTGCTAGGTGATTGTCTAAGAACTGTTGAGCGTCCTCTTTAGAGGCGCCCATTTTGTTAGCAAATTCTTCGAATGACTTAGCTTGCTCGGCATTGACTTTGTTCTCATCGATGTCTAGAGTAAACGGTTCAGCGTCTTTCTTGTCATCAGACTTCTTATCGTCATCGCCTTTTTCGGCTTCCGAATCTTTGTCGTCCGCTTTGCCTTCGTCGGGCTTTTTGTCAGCGGTTTCTTCGGTTTTCTCGCCTTCGGTAGTGGACGTCGCATCCCCACTCTCCTCAGCTGCCGTTAGCTCAGTCGTCGCTTCCGTATTCTCCGAAGTCGTCTCGGTCTCGGTGCTCGACGCTGTTGTCATCTCTGTGTTGTTTGTGCTGTCGTTTGATTCGCTCATTAGTCTCCCTTTCAGCATGTTCTACTATCATTGTATTCAGAATCGCAGGTTTTTGCAACAGTTGCTTTACCAGAGGCGTCACCACTGCTTTACTCCCTGCGAGAAAAATGTTGTCTTCGACCGAGTTCCCGCGTACGTATGCGTCCGCAAACCCGTCGTGCTGGGCGACCAGTTCGTATAAAAACCGCCTGCCCTCTTCCGTACCCGCGATTAGCTCAATGTCTATCATTACTCGATCTCATTCACCATTTTAGCAGCTGACGCGTTCTGTACGTTCGCGCTAGCTTGCTGGTTTTGTGCTTCTAGCTGCGCCGCTCCTGCTTGGAGCTGTGCGCGCCCCTCGCGTGTTTGCTGCGCCTCCTCAGAACTTACCACAACATCCGGCACTACGCCTGTAAACTGGCTGTAATTGTCGATCGTGGCGTCGACGTCTAGCTTGTCTTTCGCCGCCTCGAACCCAGCGCCTACAAGAGCGCCTACTACGTTCGCGAAGTCGATGATGTTCGCTGCGTCTGAAGAACGCTGTGCCTGAGCGAGGGAGCCGATGAAACGGATTTCAAGAGAGCCACCCTCGAGCTCAGGAGGAAGCGGAGGTAGGAGCCCCGCCTCGTCAGCACGGTTGTAAATACGTTGCAATACGCCTGTCAGCAGGTCTGTCTGGATCGCCTCAAGCACTGGGCCGAGTACTGTTAGACTCTCCTGATTTCGAGACGTCAGCTCCAGCTCGTTACGCGGCTGAATACCCTCGAGAGACGAGATCGTCTGGAATAAGTCCACGAAGAACGCTTCGTCAATACGGCGCTCAGTCGCGGCCATATCCTCGCGTAGCTCACCCAGTCGCTGGTCTACTGTGAATACCGGCTGAAGGCCTTCACGGTTCGCGTTATCGTCGTATGCGATCAGGCCAGACGTCAGGTTTTTGTTATTCAAATTCTTCAAGCCAGGAGGGCCTTTCAGTAGCGGGCTAACTGTTCTAGCCACACCTTTCGCCTTAATGCGCTCCTGCTCCTGCAGACCGTTGTTATCGCCCAGTGCAACCATTCCTGGCCCACCCGTACCATAAGCTTCCTCACCTACTGTCTCCCATCGCACAGCAAACGCTGGCATCTGGTCAAACCCTCGCTCTGATAGCGGCGGGTGGCTCGTATGCTTAGATAGGTACTTAATCGAACGGTACCGCTTAAAGCGAGACTCCAACTTGTCTTCGTCGAAGTCCGGGTTCAGCTCGATACACTGCGTCACCGCGTGTCGTGCTTCCGAGCTCCCGTTGTCGATCTCTTTCTGGATCTCATCCGGCAAGTTTTCTTTACCGAACTCGCCGGCAAGCTGCCGTGCAAACATTTTAGTCTCTAGGATAAACACCGAGAGGTTATCGCGGTGATCGTAGCCAAGCCAGAACGTACCCCACGTAGGCACTTTAAACCGCACCACGCTGTCGAAATCGTCCTCCTGAACCACAACAGCGGTACTGAACGTCGTGAGCTCCGTCAGGAACTTATTAATCGCTCTGTAGAACTTACTCTCGTTCAGGATCGTCTTAACCGTGTTCTCCACCTCGTGAGCCCACTCGCGCACGTTACCCGAACGCATCAGCTGACGGTCGACAGTCTCGAGCTTAAACCACGGTTTAGACGGGCTTGACGTACCCGCGATCATGCCGCTGACGCAAATGCGTCGGGCTTTTAAAACCGTGTTGTTAATAAATTTCTGATCTTTACGACGCCCGCGTTCCTTCGAATCTGACTCAAAGAAATCTCCGCGTCGGGGGTCAATAGATAGGGCAAGCTCTTGAGCGTAGTCATCGAAATAATTACGCTCTAGGTCCAGCTCTTTCTTCAGCGACTCGCATCCCTTAATGCGGCTGTGGATTCCGTCTGTCACTGTTTAGCTCCCCAAGATAGATTTAAGTGCAGTACCGCCAGCCTGTGTCCCGGCTCCGGATAATCCTGACTGAGACGTGAGGATCGTAGACTGTCGGCCGGCAGAGGCTATGGCTCGGCGGCGCGCGCGGTCTTCTGTGGAGCGCTGCGCGACTGTCGGGTCTCGCGTGACTGCTTGCTGTAGAGCTGGCTGAACTGGGTCTCGTGTAGCGATGGCTACTGCTGAACCGGCGCTGATGACTGAGGCTGCGATGATCGCTGCTGTTGCTGGGTCTGACATTAAAAATCTCCTTCTATGTATACGAAGGCGGGCCCGTCGCTAGCGTCATCGTGTACCGGTCTACCAAACGTCATTGCCAAAGCATCTGTGATGTCGGGTGACTGGCCAATTCGATCTGCAAACTGTTCTTTCGGCTCCAGCCGTACCTGTTCTTTCAGTGTATGCCCATATTCGCGCTGTGTCAACTGGTCGAAAAGCTCAGCTCCGTCCTTAGTGGTGCCGTGCGGCAACAGTAGGTGCTGGATATTATCTTTAACCCCGCCCCAGCACTCGTCGATACGGAGAGAGTACGTAACGTCGTTAAACGCAGTACGGCCCGGGTGGACGCCTGTCGGGTTGAGGCCCATTTTCTGCAGCTGGTCATACACACCGCCACCATAGCCACCGCCCATATCCACAAAGATCGCTGAGCAGCGTTTATTGATGTGTTGGAATTCCCTGACCATGTCAGAGACCTTATCCGCAATCTGAATCGAATTGAGTCCCCTGTAGCGTCGAGGGGCGAATGAGCGACAATCATAACCGATGCGAGGATAAATGATCGTCTCGTCCCCCGACATACTGCGGGCCACGTCAACACCGATAATGAGCGGATCGGTTCGGTGATCTGTAATAGCCTCTCGCTCGCTTGCTTCTCGCACGGCAGAGGCGCTTATAAACTGGTTTGTCGACTGAGCTGGGAATAGGCCTCTCCAACGTACGCGGACGTAGTCACTGTCCGCCCCGTAGACTTTAATGTCCTCTTCGACCTTAGCTTTATTTACACGCTGCGCCTGGCGTGAATCAATCTGGAATACTGTATACAAATCCGAGTACTTCCCGACGCAGTTTTCGTAGAAGCGGCCGGTGTTTCTCGTACCGTTACCGAAGTCGAATACCATCGGTTCTCCACCGATCAGGCCACCCTCGCGTACTTCGAATAGTTTCTGGTCGATCTTAGAGGCCTCGTCAAAGATATAGAACGACGTCGCGCTACTGTGCTGTCCAGCAAACGCCTCAGAGTTCGTAGGGTCACAGGTCTGTGCGAAACACTTCCATTTCTCTTTCAGTTCCGGGTCACTGTGGACGAGCGACATTACGCTGGTGGAGTTCGAGTATTTAAACCAGTCTTTCGTCAAACTCATGTTGTGCCACTTACCGACCTCAGCCCATGTCTTCGTACGCAGCTGGGGCGCTGTGTTCGCTGTGACGGTCCCGACAGACATCGGGCGTGTATCTAAAATAAACTTTACGAGCCACGCGCTGATCGTGGACTTACCAATACCGTGACCTGAGACGGTGGAGAACCGGATCGGTTTCACTGCGTCCCGGCCGTTAAATTCGTTTGCTTTAATCTGTTCACCGAGCTGTTCGAGATATTCACATTGCCACAGATCCGGGCCATACTTTACGTTCGGAAAGCGCTCTCGATACTTCGGGTGGAGTTCCGCTACCTGAATCGACGGCTCCGTATTCCATGGGAACGCGCCCAGTACGTATTTTAAGGGGTCGTTTCTGCAGGAGTGCAGAAAGTCAGCAATCATCTGGTTCGCGTCCTGTGCCATTAAAATAGTCCTCCTCCAGGTTTCGGTGCAGGTAGAACCTCTACAACCTCTTCAGCTGTCGATTCGACTGTCTGGATCTGCTGCAGCTGAGAGACAATCTGAGACATGGACGTGGACACCTCTACAAACTGAGCCGCCTTACCTAGGCCACGATCTAGAATTTCTTTCGCTGCTGCTACGCGCACGGACGGTGACGCGTCTTTTACTCTACCCATCGCTATGTTCGAGAGTTCGTTCAAAATACGAGGCGATAGCTTTCGGGCCATCTCCCTCACATCGTCTTCCGTCATCTCTGCGTAATCGGTAACCTCTGACGGCTCCGGCGCTAACGGGTTCGGTGGCATCGGTACATTGCTCATATTCTCAGTATACGAAAAACCCCCTGCGATTGCAAGGGGCCCGTTTCCAGTTCATCTCTGCTGAAAGTGGTGCAGGGGTCGAAGATTTGCACTTCCTTACCGTGATCGTTGCGCGTGGCGATCGGGCACCGCGTTTTCCAGTAGCTACGTGTACTCGCGACTCTTGGTCCCTGCGTAAGCTGTCCCCGGGCTTGAGTTTAGGCAGATCCCCCAGGACTAACTGCATGTGTTGTTTTAGCGTACCCAGTCGCCGTAGAGACCGGGCGGGCTAGAACGAACCTGGTTGCAGAGGGCGGATTCGAACCACCGGCCTTCTGGGTATGAACCAAACGAGCTGACCACTGCTCCACTCTGCGTTAATTGGTACAGGGTTAGGGGATCGAACCCCACTATGCGCACTACCTCCTCCAGGAGCCCCATATAAAATTCTTAAAGAGGGTGGCAGGATTGGCGAGCATATCATCTAGAATTGTCTGAATCTAGTCCCTCCTGCGCTTATATCAGACGCTTAGGAGCACCCTCTTTAAAAATTCTGTATCCTCGGTCGGAGGCGTTGGTGTCTAGACTCGTACACCCCCGGCGAAGATCTCTTCGGTTATTTACAGTATGACCGTCATCTAATTTCTGTAGCCCGTGTGGTCGGCTAACACCAGGTAGTACTTCACCCGACATGGGAGTCAGTGGAAGCACCAGTCTGTACTATAGTCCTTACAGACCATCGTGTCAAGTACTAAAGTGCCGCACGTACGGCAGCGTCTTTTGACTCAAGGAGCTTACGTAAGGCCACACTCTTCTCAGCGCCAGGTTTCAGGTCTCTATCTAGTCGCTCGGCTAATTCTCCGAACGGCTTACTGATCGCCTGCAGGCGCTCCGGGAGGTGCTCCCATTTAAAATACTGCATAATATCGCTCGGTTCGTAAATCGGTTCCATGTGCTCATTCCTTTCATGGGTTTATAGATACGGTCAGTGTACGGGTGCCGGGCAAGGGTGTCAAGGGCCGCCTTCGGTTCGTAACGGTCGGGGCTGTCCGGAGTTCGTAACGGCTCCAAAAAGTGGCTCGCGGTATACGGGGGTGACCCCACCCAGCGGCCGCCCCGGGCGCCCCCGAAAGTGCCTTTCGTAGACCCCCTGCCCGTCTCGCTCGAAACGAATTCGCTTCGCTCATGTTTTACGTGATGTCCCGCGATGTGGCAAGGCGTTTCGGAACGTTACGAACCGTTACGAACTTGGCGGAAAACGCGATTTGATACGAACTTTTTTAAAAGCGTAATGATTTCAGTAGCTTCCAGATATTCCGGACACCGGACACGGCTGGGCAGGCACGCTTAAGCTGTTGAAATCACAAATAAAACTGCCCCTTTCTCTATACTCTCCTCTCTATACTGGGTTGGGGAGAGGAGAATAGAGAGGTATGTAGCGGTTCGTAACGGTACGAACTCTGGTACTGAGCGACGTCCGTTCGTAACGCACAGACACTGGTATCAGCGAGGTGGAATAGGAGACTTGAGCGGGCATACTTCCGTGAAACATCCTTAACCCACTGATACTTAAAGCAGAACAACGTGCCTGCCCAGCCGTGTCCGATGCCCAGAAATCTTGGAAACTCTTGAAACTAAAGAGGAATCCCTAAAAGTTCGTAACGGATTAAATGCCTAAATATTAAGCAGAATGTGTTCCACGCGTTACGAACTCGCTTCCCGAACGCTTCCGAAGCTGTTCGGGCGTTACGAACTCGCTTCCCGAAGCTCTATGGAAATTTTCGGAAGCGTTACGAACCGTTACGAACCCCGAACGTTCGGACGTTACGAACCCCGCCAGTTTCTCAATTAATGCCGAAAAACATAAATAAATAGTAAATAAATAGTAAATAAATATTGACATTAGCCGTTACGAACCCTATAATAAATATAGTTAATAAATAAGGAATAGAAGACATGAACGAATACAAATACAATCCGTCGAACGAAAGGCGCGCCGCAGTACTTGCCGAGCGTAACATGCGGCACAGACGCGCCGAGCTAATCGCCACCGCTGCATATGTTCTAGGCTTTACCGCACTGGTGGTTTACAGCGTAATTGGATTAATCACAACACAGGGGACTTATTAAGGTGGTATACGCGCTGGTACTTCAGGACGATAGCGCCAGCGGTGAAACTATAATCCGAATTCTATTCGTAGCAGTAAAGGTATTAAACAAATGAGCCGTAAATTTAATTTCATGACGGTGACCCGCAAGCAGACACATAAAGGGGTTCTCGTGCAATATGACTACTATCAAAGCGAGTTCGACGCCCGCAAGTGCGCGGAAATCAGAGCACGCAACAACGCAGTGCAGAGCGCGGAACTGTTTAAAATCCGTTACGAACCTATGCAAACCTTAACTAAAGAAAGCAAACACCTATGAAATCAGTAATCACGAAGCTCCAGAAAAAGACGTTCCGCAAGACTTTTGTAGAGAACGGCCGCAAGCGTTTAATCGTTGCAGAGGTACGCTATGACGACGAACGCGGCAACGGGCACAACACGTTTACCATCACGGGCACGACGTACCGAGGTGTCACGGAGCGGGAGGCGCATATAGAGTCTTGCGGCTGTAACCATGCCGAAATCGCCGAGCACTTCCCCGAGCTTGCGCACCTCATCAAGTGGCACCTCACAACGAGCGAAGGCCCTTGGGGTTACGTAAGCAACACCGTGTACTACGCGGGCGACAGGGACTATAACGGCCTACGTAAAGGCGAACCGAATACATTCTACGACAAGACACAGGTCTTCTTTGATAGCGTGCCAGTGCCGCATGTATTAGAAGACGGCCTGGTGCGGTTCCTCATGGATCTAAGCAGTTTCGACAACCTAGAGATAGAAGAGCACGCGCACGGGAAAGACCCGAAAACGTACGGAACGCGTTACACCTTTAAAGGTTACCTTGGCCAGCTTGGTGGCTGGTATGGATGCCCTTTCACCTCTAAGCAGGAAGCGCAGCAGTACCTTGCCGCCCTGCAAAACTGTGGCGTTACCTTTAAGACCGTGCATACGGCATGGGGCGAAGGTAAAGAAAGAGACCTTGACGCCGCGCGAAGGACGGCAATCTGGCCTGACGCTACGGACGAAGAGCTATGCGCACCTAAAGAGGAGCTTACAAAAGCGCTGAGGGCACGTTTGCCCGAGTTGATGGAACGCTTTAAAGCTGACATCGACGCCCTAGGATCTAAATTTTAAAGAAAGTATTAGAAATGAAACATACATACACAGCGTACGTTAAGAGTACACAATGGCTTAAAGCCGACCTTGAAGCAACTGACCACCTCGAGGCGCACCTTATCGCGAAAGACTTGAGTTCTGACGAATTTACAGAGCACGGCGAACCTGAATGGCATGTGCACCGCGTCGAGCGTCTAGCCACACTGGCAGCAGAAACGCCACTAGGGCAAGATTTTAACCCCAAGCCCGACGGCTGGACGATGGATAACGTAAGCGAAATGGTGAAGGGTTACCTTGAAACGGCGCTATTCGCTGACGCCCCAGAACACTGGCAGCCTAAAAGCGTATCCGACGCGAACGACCAGACCCGACATGAAGCGTGGGTGCATTGTACTGAATTTTTGAGAGCTATCACGCTACCCGACACGCTTACGGCGGAGTGGATGCGACAGCTGGGTTCGGATTTGTTCTACGCACGCCAAGGCCATAGTGTGGGCTTTCACGACCACACCGAACGATACACAGAAGAGCAGATGGATCAGTACAGCACCGAGGCGGGGAAGTTTGACGCGCTGACCATCTACGCAGACGGGCAAACATGGGGGCTTGAGTAATGCCGTATGCATTCGAAACGAATAAAACGCCGCTACCAGAGGGTACGGATAAGCGGGTTAAGCTGACACCTCAGCAACGCGACGAAATACGGGCGAACGTTGGCAACCTGAGCCAGCGCGCCCTAGCGGCTGAGTACAACGTAAGCCGTCGCCTCGTGCAGTTCATACAAGACCCTTCAAAACACGCTGAAAATCTAGCAAGGCGTCAGGAGCGAGGCGGAAGCGCGCAGTATTACGACAAAGATAAACACCGCGACAGCATGCGCGAGTATAGAAAATCAAAACAGGAGAGGCTAAAATAATGAAAAAAATCACAATGAATACTATCAATAGTGCAAGGTGGGATATGCACGAAAAGCACAAAAAATACCCTGGCGATTGTGTATTATGTCGCGCTGCTATTGCAGAACATTTAGAAACAGGGAGGCCGATAAGTAAAGAGGTTTATAAGCTTGGCACGCCAAAAAGCTATGGAGGGTTAACGCCTTTTAAAGAATTAAACACATTAAAGAATTTTATCATAACAGGCGAATACACAAAAAAGGACTCTGACCAATGCACACAATAAAAACGACTGTACTGATAGGCGCAGGCGTTCCTTGCCTTGCTTTACTTGGATTTATTGCCCGCGGGCAAACATGGGGGATTGAGTAATGATTATTGTACTAAACGTAACTTGCGAAAATGAACATATAAAAAACCTATTAGAGGTCAACGGCATCAACTTTGACGGGCATGAAAACCGTGTAACCGCCGAAGAGTATGTAACGGCGCTACTCGGTAACGCGGGCTTGAAAGCCGAACGCTTCGAGGGTGACGGCTGGATATGGCAAGGCACGGCGAAGGGCGACCCGCTCGCGATCCTTCACCCAAGCGCCGTAGCGTCTGAAGAAATTACGGCGGGTTTTGAAGCGTACGCGGCGGCGAACGACTTGGAACTGTCTGGCAGCGAAACAACAATATCCGAAGCAATTGAAAGGCTCGTATCATGAAAAGAATTAGCTACGCCAAGGCCATTGAGTACTTTAGGGACACGGCCGCGGGCGTTGATATGGCAAGCCGTATTAACGACATCCTAAACGCACAAGGCGGCGGGCACATGGACGTATTCGAAATGGTAGCCGCTAAGGAACTGATCGAACGCGGGGAGTACGAGCAAGAAATTGCTGAGGTGATCCGTAAACACAGAAACAAGCCAATAGAAGGGGTAGGCCGATGAAGCAACTGGATATGTTTGAGCCGCAAGAGTTCGCAGTGTACCGTGGTGATGATCTTGAATTTATGGGCACCGCTCAGGAATGCGCCGAGCACCTAGGGGTATTGCCTGAAACCGTGGCTTGGTACACCACACCAACAGCCAGAAAGAGGCAAGCGAACCGCAAGCGCCTAGGCGTAACAGTAATCCGAGTAGAGGGGTAAAATGATGGGCATGCATACAGAAATCATGGTTAAGGGTGATGTGTTTTTAAAGCAGAAAGACCAGAACACGGAAGCCGCGCTAAGATACTTCTTTACAGGGCAAGACCTGCCCGAGGACTTCCAAGCGCCTAGGCACGAACTTTTCAGGTGCTTGCGTTGGGAAGGGATCGGTCGTTGCGCGTCGGACTGCCACCACCCGAAGGTGATTAGGAGTTTTGAGCACAGTTCTGTAAGCACGACAACAAGCGTATTCATGCGTTGTGACTTGAAAGCCTACGATGACGAACACGTACATTTTTTCGATTGGGTCGCACCGTACGTAGACGCAATTAAAGACGACGTCATTGGGTACCACTGGTATGAGGACGATGAAGCACCAACCCTAATAAGAAAGGTAACAGACTAATGCAACAAACAGTAATTACAGAAAGCAACAAGTACGCAGTCATCAGCGTGATGGGCGGGCAGGGCATACAGATCCAAGACAAGGCGGACGAACTCACAACGCCGCTGATGCTAGGGCAAGAGGCTATCGACGAACGCCGCGCACTACGCTACGCAAACGAAAAGGTCGGGACGTTCCTATTCGATGACCTATGTCACGACCACTTCATGGCAGGTAAGACTGTATACGACGAGCACAATCAGGAGGTAGCCCTATGAGACACACAGTAACTGCAATCCGCTACGAGGACATCGAAGGCATGGCTCTAGCGCTAAATAATATCATACAGAACGCCGAGACGACCAACTTACCTGTTGAAGTCGCTGACGAGCTGTGCAGAGCCGCTGACAACCTAAAAGACATCGCGGTAGATGCTGCCCTCGTCGAGTTCACTGAAGAGACTGAGTGGGTGGCACTGGGCGAAACTCGCGAGAATATTAAAACTATCATGCCTTCAACCAAATACCCTGAAATGGGAGAGTTCGAAGACGACGACCTCAAGCCGCACTTTTGCTACGGCAAGGGTTGCGAGGTGTACTTCGCGGACACTGACAAGCTAATCGGTCACGTTCAGCTTGACCACACAGTGGAGGTCGAGAAGTAATGCAAACAGTACTAGCCGCTATCAACAAGCAACTCTCAAGCCACGAGACATTCCTGGTGCGCGGACAGGGCACGGGCAAGCCGATCTATGTGAAGGTATCGAAGGCACAAGCCCGAGGCATCCTGCTCGAGAACCCGAACCTCAAGAAAGCTACACTGCTGCGCGAAGACTTCACCTCGCAAGGCCGCTCTCTTGGGCACAGACAAACCCTAGTAATGGAGATTTAAGAAATGAGTAACAAGCTGGTACCTATCACTTTTGTGAACATGATAACAGATGGTGGGAAAATTGTCGCTTTAAGTGATGAGGGTAATCTCTATAGGTTAGAACGATACGAAGGTGAAGAGTGGTGGTCTGAGCTACCACAGCACATAGAATATGGGGAGAAAACGATGACTAAGAAAATAAGCGAAGTGTTTGGTAGCTCTTTAGAAGCTGCATTAGGAAGTACGGTGAAGACACACCCATTACAATCGGACAGGTTATTGGAAGCAATGGTTTGGATGCTGCGTTGTGGGCATCTGTAGCACTAAATAACATACATGGAGGAATAAAATGGACAAAATCACATTTACATTAGCAGAGATTAAAAAACACGAACCTTGCACAGACGGATGGAAGAAGCTTTGCAAATCACTAGGCGGCATTAGAAAATACGGTAAGCATACGCCGATAACTATCGGGCAGATTATTGAGAGTAATGGACTGAATGATGCGTTGTGGGCATTAAGATCAACGCCAGAGGAAACACATTACCTATGGCGACATTTTGCTGTGGATTGTGCTGAAGAAGTTGAGCATTTAATGGAAGATGAGCGTAGCAAAAATGCTTTACGTGTAGCTCGTAGACATGCAGATGGAGAGGCAACTGATGAGGAGTTGAATGCTGCTTGGTCTGCTGCTTGGTCTGCTGCTAGGGATGCTGCTAGGGCTGCTACTAGGGATGCTGCTTGGTATGCTGCTTGGTATGCTGCTAGGGCTGCTACTAGGGATGCTACTAGGGATGCTGCTTGGGCTGCTGCTGAGAATGCTGCTTGGTATGCTGCTAGGACTGCTTGGTATGCTGCTAGGGCTGCTGCTAGGGCTGCTGCTAGGGGGGCTGCTAGGGCGTACCAAGCAGAGCTTTTAAAAGAATATTGCCGTACAGGTGAGCGAGTTATTAAGGAGGGTGAATAGATGAACCATAGACCAACACAAGCGCAAAGGGATTTATCTGACACAATTTGGAGGCTTTCTAGGAATGGCGTTTGGCAGTACAAAGAGAACTTCATGAGGGACGTGCCTCAAACCCTAGCCGACCACGTTGCAGAGGAAGTGGCGAAGGCGAATGAGTGGCAGGATATAAGCACGGCACCTAAGGATGGGCGTCATATCTTACTCTACAGACCCGATATTCAGTTTGTTGGATACCACGCAATAGTTGGATGGTGTATGCAAGGATGTCGAGTCATTGACCCACCTCCAACCCGCTGGAGGCCTTTACCGGCAACACCAGAAGGGAGTGAGTAGAAATGCCCAAAATTACGAAAACAGAGCCAGACAGTCGAATCGACATACACGTAGGCCAGAGAATCAGGCAACGCCGCATGCTGGCGGGAGTGAGCCAGGAGAAGCTGGCAAGCGCTCTGGGGATCACGTATCAGCAAGTGCAGAAGTACGAGAACGGGACGAACCGAGTCTCAGCGTCACGCCTATACAGGGTAAGTAAAACCCTGAAGGTGCCGGCGAGCTACTTCTTCGACGGGATCCAGAACGATGAAACCGCAGAAGATGTGCTCTATGACAGCTCTGACGCCCGCGTCCTCGTTCGAGAGTTCGAACAGATTAAAGACCCGGCTGCACGTAAACAGCTCGTCAACTTAACAAGAACCTTTGCTAATAAAAATAAGGGATAAAGCAATGATAAAAGCACTGAAACGAGTATTCGGCCGCACGACCCTCGAGGTCGTGGAGGCGGAGTACATACTGGCCCGGTTCATCATGGGGGACGGCCGTAACTGGTACCGTGAGGTACACCCAGAGGCACGGGAGTATAGCGCATTCACCCCCGTGGCGTCATGGGAGCAGGTGTTAGAAGACCTGCTGTCGGATGACCAGCCACTATTCGTGAAGCACAACTTTTCGAGGGCAAACATTATACCTAAAACTATCGACCGTGCAGCGACCTACGTAAAAGGGAAAAAGGTTTTCCACTTCAAGCGTCGCGGCGATAAACTAACTCACATTAAAACGGAGACCGTACCTTATGAAGAACTGGATGATTAAGAAACTCGGCGGGTATACTCGACACGAGCACACCAATGCCCTCACGAGACAGCAGCTCGACCTGAGCCAGCCGAGCGTCGTAAAGACGTACTACAGCAATGGCAAGGACAGAGCGTACGATTACCGTGTGGCTTTGGGCGCCCGAGCGTTCGGCTTCACAGACCACAAGTGCCAAGAAGAGATGTCAGTCGACGATTTCAGCGCTCACCTAGACCGTAGCGTCATACCATTCGTTAAAGACGAACTGATCCGCACGTTCGCAGAGGGGGTGGAGTGACACTGCAAGAACCTAAAGACGTATTCGTCGGGCTCTATAACTGCGTTCAGGTCTTCCTGAGCGCTAGTTACGCTTACTACTGCCTTGATCGAGGCGACCTGATGTCAGACCCAGACTTCGATGAAATGTGTGCTATGATGAAACGTAACTGGGACATCATCGAGCATAGGCACAAGTACCTAATTGATCTCGAGGGTCTGAGCGCAGGCACGGGGTACTGCATCGAGGAACGCGAGTACCCGGGGATCACGAAAAGCTCAACACACTGGCGCCTGAACCATGGCGTAAAATTTTACTTAAAAGGAAAGAACCTAAACATGAACTACGACCTTATACAAGACGAAATCGGCGCGTATTACAAACGAGCTGATGGATGGATCACAGACCACTTCGCGCCAGAGAAAGCGCTGATGGTTATCCCACAGGAGCTCGACTACCACGCACCTCGCGAGCTAAGTTACGCCGAGATTGAGCGTGCTAAGAACCGCATTCGCCGTCAGCGCTGGCTCATGAAACCAGAGAACCGCAAAAAGGACGCCGAAGCGTCCCTTGCACGTAAGCGTCAAGCGGCTAACCCGCAGGAGCCACCGGAACAGGACGTAATGGCACTACTTGGCCTTTCGCCTCCGAAGGCGGGGTCGGAATAACCCCGTCCTCTGCGAGCTGTATTTTCTCATACGTTGCCGCAATCAGCGCTGGATCTGCCATATCGGCTTCCACTGAACCTTCCTTAACATATAGCCTCGGACGATCACCGTGCGGGGCTACTTTACGTGTCGTGCGCCCGTTATCTGGGAGAGCAGGGTGTGGAATAAACCCAAGCTCGAACATCAGCTGCTTACGCTTGGCATGACTGTAGCGAGTATTTAGCTTCAGACCGATCAGGAGCTGGTTTAAAGCACTTGCGCTTACCCATCCACCCCTGAAGCCCGGAGTACCTGCAGAAATGGCCTCAATGATCTCCTGCTCGACTCTACCAGTACTCGCTTTAATAAACTCGTCACGCTTCGATGTCTGAGGGGCGCGAACACACGCTGTCGCAGGGTTTAGCTTCTCGTCGATCTCGAAGTTCTCTAGGAAGTATGCGATGAGCTTAAAGCCCGGTGTCTGACCTTCGTACTTACGGATACCTTTAGCCCAGTCCCATAGGTCAGCGAAGTACGACGGCGTCAGGCCGGCTTCCATCATTGCCTTGAACGTCTGAGCGCCGGCCATGAGAGGGGCGTAACGCCTGCTGTCCGCCTTCAGGTTGATCGCGTCGATATAGTTCGAGGTCAGAATGAAGTTCGCTCGGTTATCAGCAGTAAACTGATCTTTACCCTTGGCTTGGATCTCTTCCTTCTCGTTCGTGATAAGTGGCTTCAGGACTTCCATCATCTCTGACTTGTTCCCGACCTTGATCTCCTCGATAGCCACAAATAACTTACCGAACAGCCAAGCGTTGAACTTCGCGCCGTTACCCGCTAGATCCGAAGCTTTCACAACGTGGCAGTACTTCTTACCGAGCGTTTCCATCAAGCAGTTCGTGATGAACGTCTTACCGTTACCTTCAGGTCCCTGCAGGAGCGGAGCCCACTGGAATTTATTACCGATGTACTGAGTACATGCCGCCATGTAGTTCAGCAGCACAGCTCGGTCGCCTGCGTCAGGGAACATCATCTCGATCAGCTGAAGGAACTTAGACACGTCGCCTTGCTCAGCGTCGTTAAATACGGGGCGGTAGATGTTAGCCAGAGTTTCACCGCCGTCCTCGATCAGGAAGTCAGGGTTCTCTGGGCGGAAACATACCGCGTGTGCTACTGGCGGTCGCCACGTTGGGCACTCAGTGAACGCCTCCCACGCAGATCTTGTGGTTTTACCGTCGTCGATGTTGAACTTATAGCCGCCAAACATCACACGGAACTGCTCTGGCTTCAGGCGTAAGCCGTCAGGCGTAACAGCTGCGTGCTCCCCGACCACATACGCACACCCGTCGAATACTTCAGGGATGTCTTTTTGCTCGACCCACCCGCCAGCGAACTTGCGACTAGAGCCGTCCTCGTTATCGCCACGAGCTGCATATACTTGAGTCTGTAGGCTACATGCGCTGATGATCGTCCTCGGAAGGTAATCCTGGCGCTGCTCCCACTTGTCTCGTTTAAGCTCAGATTTCTCCATGATTCGGCGGATACGCTCACAGTCTTTACCAGTCCAGAACGCGAGGCGCTGAGCGAGAGACATGTCAGCACTCGAACCGTCGTATTCGTTGTGGTCGTGAGGCCAAGCCCCCGCCAATGCATCGACGTTACGCTCCCAGAGGTCTTGGAACGAAACGCGAGCTCCGTTAAAGATTTCACTGTGACTTCTGCGAGAGATGGCCAGCTGCACCAGCTCGTCATCGTCTTCAGGGCCGTTCCACTCCTCACACGGGCCGACCGTCCACTCAGCTTCGCCCTTAGCGTTTTTGTCTTTAGGAGGGAAGTACGTATTGATCGCGTCACGCAGCGCTACGGTGCAGTCCGTCTCCACGTCACCGTGAGCGTTACCGCCGAGAACTACGAACCGGTCTTTATGGTACAACTCTAGTCCTAATTTAACATTCTTACACGCATGGTCAGGAACATCGTGGTACCTACCGAAAATGTGCAACCCTGTGTTAGACTGGCTGACCTCTACGTAAGCGCCCGGGAATAAGTCGATCAGCTGATAGGCTAGAGGGCTCCACGACTGACCGTCTGGCATCAGACAGTGGTCGATGTCCACAAAGAAATACGGGTCTTTTTCTGTGAACACGAAGGCCATACGGAGGTCTTCCCGAGTCGAAGCGACAGCGGCCGCTTGTTCGTAAGACATCCAGTGCTGGCTGTCGAGGGCGTTAATGACGTCCCCCGAAGCGTTACATGGCATTTTAAGGTTCTTGCCCGAAGCGTCTGGGACGAGTTTCGCTAAGATGAACTGGTTTGATTTAAACATTTTCTACTCCCGTTTGGTCCATAAGCTCGCGAACGACCTCACGTTTGAGTTCTCCCGGTGCGGCCACAGCGATCGGGTGGCGGTGAGCCAGACCTTGCGCTAGAACGTCCAAGTCTTCTAATTTTACTGCCAGTTCCATAACCGCATCACGGATTTCAGGCATCTCTCCGCCGTTGAAGGACACAGCTGAAGGCGCTCGCCCTGCATACTCTGCGATCTCTCGGCGAGTCATCTTATTGTAGCCGATAACTCGAGCGCAGTCTAATGCCGCCATCAAGATATTTGCTAATGCATTGGTTTCGTTAGTCATTTCCGTTCACCTCTTTTTTTTCTTTTGGTGGAGTCGGCTTCTCCTGCCAAGCAACAATATCAACCGTAGGGCCTGTTATATGCTGAATAGCCGAGTGCTTGCCTAGAACAAGCATCGCCTTCTCCACTTCTTCCGCGACGTGGGCGGCTATGAGTTGGGCTGCTTTATTAACGTCAAAAGATTCATTTTCTAAATAAAAAGCCTCGCTGTATATACGTTGAGCAAAACTCCTATCCGCTTCTGTCGGGTTACCCATTAAATTTCTCCCCTCCGCTTGAGAAGTACGCGATGCCGCCATTCGCCATCACCATATTCGCCCAAGCCATCTGTCCTTGTTCATGTTCTGTGCCTTTATACTTCCAGCCGCCGCGCTTCACTTCGACGCTAGCGAACTGGCCGATAACCTTGCCTACCATAGTCTGCGTAATTAGGACCGGCTTGATACCAATTAGGTCGGCGCTACGTAACGCTTTACCCATTTTCTGCGAGTCATTCGCAAGCCCGAAACGTACTGGGATGCCGTCATCTCGTGTGGCCACACCTTTGTTGTTTCTGAACAGTACTCCGCCGAGCTCCTCAGAAAACTGAATGCGCACACGGTTCTGCACCGCCGTCTCGCTCATGCCCTTAACTTCCGGGTTGTCCGGGTACGGGTTGAACATCGCTATGAACTCTTCTCGCGCTTCAGGAG